CAACTTGTTTAGAGTATCTTTTAATTTAAGAAGTTTTATGTTCCAATTGATACCGATGTAGTTGTTCATTTATTATCGTAAAATATCGTTTATCTCTTGTATAGTAATATCAAAGCCTAAAAAATATTGGACTTCTCTAAAACTCAACTCATCACCTTTGTTGGTTTTGGATAATTCTTGTTCAACATTGATATCGCCAAATTCATTGCAAATTTTTTGTATTTGTTTTCTTGTGTAGTAGTTCATTTTTTACCTTTCATTTTTTGATTTAATAAAAATAGTTTTCTATCGCAGTGAGTCATCATTATTATTGAAACAATATATAATAAAAACCCTGAAGTAATTAAAGCGATACCGCTATACAATAAAATATTATACATTTAAGCAACCTCCTTTTTTTCTAGTTGATTTATATAATCGGAGACAATTTCTTCTCCGACAATATAAGTGTACATATTTACAACCGCTTCAGGTTCGCTGAAATCAGTATTAACTTTGTCAAAGTGATCTTGTTCATATTCTTTTATAAAGTTTATTATTTCAAATACTTGATCTTCAAGCCATTGTTTTGCTTTGTATCTTCCGATAATATAAAAATCAGCATTAAAACAATGATGGTGCAAATCATCAATATTTTCTTCAATCCATTCTTGATCTTGTTCTTTGATCCAATCATCAAAATGGGACTTTATCTCTTCGTATTTAAATTGTTGTGTCATTGTGTGCCTTTCTTTTAGTTGTTAATATAATGCTAGTTAAATACTAATGTAAATCTATTGTCAATAGATATAATTAAATAAATATAAATAAATTATGAGTACAGAATTAATAGAACAAAAAAAGAACACTCCAGGAAGAAGAACCAAATACAATAAAAAGGTTATGTCGGAGATATGTTCTGAACTTGCTATCGGTAAAACAATAAGACAGGTTTTATCTCCTGCTGTTAAAGGCCGTCCATGTTGGGAGTCTTTCAGAACTTATCTGAACAAATATCCGGAACTAAGAGAACAATACTCTAACGCTAAAGCCGATGGCATTGAGTACAGTCTTTGTCAGGCTCAAGAGCTTTTAAATGAATCTTTGGCGAATAGTAAATTAAAAGACAAGACCGATTTAGGCCAAACTCATTTAATTAAAGCTGCTTTAGACCTGGCAAAATGGAAGGCAGAGAAGCTTAATCCGTCTGTTTATGGCAAAAATAATACTTTAGCGGTACAAAATGGAGATAATAAGATTGTTGTTAAGTGGGAGTCTTAATTATTATTATTGTTGATATTATTGGTTAAATTGATTGTTGTTAGCTTGATTGATGCAAGAATCAAACATAATTAGCACAAACAACCTTATAGAATACATTGGTTAAAAAATAGCCACAATTTGAACGATTAAACACAACTCAAAAGAGTATTTAATTAATTAATTCATTGGTTACAGCTAACTTGAGAATTGCTTCCGATAGTAATAAATTATCGGTAACAATTAAGAGGTGTAATACCTGGAAAATACAAACAAGGGTTGATTTTGGTATATCTAAAAAGGGGGGGTTTTGTAGCGACCCACACCCCCAAACCTATTAGGGTACTCTATAAATATTGACGGAACTCACACACAAATAGATAAAGAAAAACTTATGGACTTTGACGATTTTGACGACCTAGACAAAGAGTATTCCTCTATTGTTTATGTAAAGCCTGAAAGCAAACAAGTAATTGTTAAGTTCTATGGTTTTAATAATTTGCATGAAGCGGATGTATTTGCTAAGTACATCACTGCTGACTTAGGCATACAACAATTAATACCAGGAAATAGAACCTTGAATTAAAATAGGGGGGGTTTGTTTTAAAAATGGCTACTATTGAGATTCCATATAAACCAAGATCATTGCAAAAAATTTTGCATGAAAATATTGATAAGCACCGATTTTCAGTATTAGTATTACATCGTAGAGCTGGTAAAACAGTTATGTGTATTAATCACATGATTAAAAATGCTTTGCTAAACCAAACACCAAGTTCAAGATATGCCTTTATTTCGCCTACATTTAAGCAAGGTAAAGCAACAGCTTGGGATTATATAAAAACATATGCCGGAAAAATACCTGGAGTTAAATTCAACGAATCTGAACTTAGATGCGACTTTCCTAATGGTAGTCGTATTACTATACTTGGTGGTGAAAATGACCAAGCACTAAGGGGTATCTTTTTAGATGGTGCTGTCTTAGACGAAACACAAAGTATTAATCCTAGTTTATTTCCAGAAATTATCAGACCGGCTCTAGCAGATAGAAAAGGTTGGTGTGTATTCATTGGTACACCAAAGGGAAGAAATTATTTTTACGATCTATACAACCAAGCTAAAAAAACAGATGGTTGGTATGCAGCAATCTTTAAAGCATCTGAAACAAATATATTAGATGCTGATGAATTAATGTCTGCAAAGGCTATGATGTCAGAGGATCTATTTGAGCAGGAATTTGAATGTAGTTTTCAAGCTGCTATCACAGGTTCTTATTTCGGAGCTATTATTGAAGACTTAGAAAAAAAAGGAAAGATAACAGACGACCTATATGACGAATCCTTAGATGTAGAAACATGGTGGGATTTAGGCATGAACGATCAAACAGTTATTTGGTTTGTGCAAAGGTACAGAGGTGAGATTAGATTAATTGACTACTATGAGGCAACCGGAGAGGGATTAGACCATTACGCTAATGTCCTTGATGCTAAACCTTATGAATACTCCACACACATTGCTCCTCATGATATTAGAGTTAGAGAATTAGGAGCATACGGAAAATCCAGATTAGAATCAGCTTTGGAACTTGGTATAGCCTTTGAAGTTGCTCCGAAACTATCTATTGAAGATGGGATTGAAGCAGTGAGAAAAGTGTTACCAAACTGTTTGTTTGATAAAAATAAATGTGGTAAGGGTATTGAAGCTATGAAAGCCTATCAGAAAAGATGGGATGATAAAAACCAGTGTTTTAGAAATAAGCCTCTACACAACTTTGCTAGTCATTGTGCAGATGCCTTTAGAACAGGGGTAGTTGGACATGGCATAGAAACAACCGATTGGAAAAAAACAATACCAGTAAATACAAATTATATAATTTAACTATGGCAAAAATTTCAGATACAGAATTACGATCTATTATTAATAGTGAGATCAACAACTCTTTAGGTTTTTTAGGTGGAGCATTATCCAACCAAAGAAAAAAATCATTAGAGTATTATTTAGGTGATAAGTTAGGCACAGAAATTGAAGGAAGAAGTCAGGTAGTTTCAACCGATGTAGCAGATACCATTGAAACTATTTTACCAAGCCTTATAAGAATTTTTACATCTTCTGATCAGACAGTAAAATGTGATCCGGTTAAATCCGAAGATGTAGCTTTAGCAGAACAAGCAAGTAACTATGTGAACTATGTGTTCAATAAAGATAACGATGGTTTTAAAATTTTATATACCTGGTTTAAAGATGCACTGTTAGAAAAAAATGGAATTGTAAAAATCTATTGGGATGAGTCCGAAAAAACCGAACAAGAAACTTACAAAAATTTAAGCGATGAAGAATACCAGGTTTTAGTTTCTGATGATGATGTAGATATTATTGAAGAAGAGGAAATGGACGATGAGTTAGCAATAGCTCAACTAGAACAATTTAAACAAGTAGCAGAGGCTCAAGGACAAGAAGTAGATGTTCCTAAACCAAAACTTCATAATGTTGTTATTCGTAGAACTGAAAAAAATGGAAAAGTTAAAATAGAAAATGTTCCACCAGAAGAATTTTTAATTGAGAGAACTGCCAAATCCATAGAGGACGCAAACTTTGTAGCTCACCGAACTTTAAAAACTAGATCCGAATTAATAGAAATGGGTTATGACAAAGAAACAGTTTATGATCTACCAGCTACTCAAATGGTTCTGTACAACAATGAAAGACTTACTAGATTTGGAGATATAGACGAATATCCATTTGACCAAACTCCAGACAGTTCTACAGAAAGTGTAGAGCTATACGAATGTTATTTAAAGGTAGATTATGATGGAGATGGTATTGCAGAGTTAAGAAAAGTAACTGTAGCAGGAGATTCAGGTTATCAAGTATTAGATAATCAAGCGGTGGACTTTGTGCCTTTCTGTTCTTTAACTCCTATCCCTATGCCACACCGATTCTATGGAAGAAGTGTTGCAGAATTGGTAGAAGATGTTCAATTAGTTAAATCTACAGTGATGCGTCAGTTGTTAGACAATATGTATTTAACCAATAACAACAGAGTGGCTATTATGGATGGTATGGTTAATTTAGATGACCTACTTACTTCCAGACCTGGCGGTGTAGTTAGAACGAAACAACCACCTTCTCAAGTAATGATGCCAATGCAAAGTCAAACGATTTCGCAACAAGCATTTCCTATGTTGGAGTACCTAGATACAGTTAGAGAAACTAGAACTGGTGTTACTAGATATAGTCAAGGATTGGATGCAGATTCACTAAACAAAACTGCTACTGGTATAAATACTCTTACTTCGCAAACACAAATGCGAATGGAGTTAATTGCTAGAATATTTGCAGAAACAGGTGTGAAAGATTTATTTAAAAGAATTTTTGAACTAACTGTTAAGTATCAAGACAAAGAAAGAGTGATACAATTAAATAATCAGTTTGTTCCTGTCAGACCTACAGAATGGAAAAATAGATATAATATTTCTATTACAGTTGGTTTAGGATCAGGCTCTAAAGACCAACAATTAGTTATTCTAAATTCTATTTTGGAAAAACAATTACAAGCATTCCAATTACAAGGTGGTAAAGAATATCCAATGGTATCGTTAAAAAACATTTACAATACTCTATCTAAAATGATTGAAAATGCAGGATTGAAAAATGTAGATAATTACTTTGTAAATCCTGATATGGGTATGCAAATGGTTCAACCTACTCCACCACCTCCTCCATCTCCTATTGAGAAAATTGAGTTCACTAGAATAGATGCGGAAAACAGAAGAAAACAAGCTGAATTAGAGTTAAGATTGAAAGAATTACAATCTGACAATGCTAAAAATTTATTAGACTTTGAAGGTAAAATAAAAGAACTAGAATTAAAGTATAGTACTCAAATTAATACAGCTCAATTAAAGGCAGAAGCAGATTTAAACAAAATGATGATGTCTAATGGAAATAAAGCCTTCACACAAGCACAACAATCAGCTAATCAACTAGGGGAACAGATTGAGAGCATAAATGAACCAGGACGAACAGAGCAAACTGCAACAGGAAGTGAGCAGATCGGACAAGGCCAGACAGATACTGGAGAACCAAGTATTTAAAGAATCTTTTGAAAAATTAAAAGATTTATATACCACTAGTTTGTTTAATACTGGTGTCAATGAGAACGAAACTAGAGAAAAACTTTGGTTAGCCGTTCATATTGTACAAAAAGTAGAGCAAAATATTCAGGAAGTGTTAGACACTGGAAAACTTGCAAAAAAACAATTAGAGGACTATAGATCACAAATAAAAAATAATAAATTTTAAAAATATGGTAAATAAATTTTATAAAGACAATTTTGAATCTATGAGAAAAGCTGGAGCTAGTCCAACAGACAGCAATTCAGGAGTTATCTACAAAGATTCAAGTGGAAAAGTTATTTCAAAAGAGCAATGGCTTAAAGAAGCTGATAAGCAATTTGAAAAAAAAAGTAATTAAAAAATTCTAACGAATGTTGGGATAAGCCAACTCCAAACGGAGAGCTTTAATCATAACCAAAGGACAAACCATGTCAGACAATCTAGCCAACCCTGTGAAGGGAGCAGAAACTGATTTGCAAACAGCTGCAAAATCAATTTCAGGTTTATTAAATCCAAGTGATGAACCAAAAAAAGAAGAACAGCAACAACAATCACAAGAACCAGAATTAAAAGTTTCTTCTGAACCATCAGAAGAGGAATTGTCGCAAGACGATCAACCTCCGGTTCAAGAAAATACAGAAACCGAATCGGAAGAGGAAGTTTCTGAAACTGAAGTATCTCAAGAAGAACAAGCGGAGATTCAACAGGAACACAATTCCACCCACAAGGTAAAAGTTGCAGGTCAAGAATTAGATGTTACCCTAGACGAATTAAAGAGTGGTTACTCAAGGGATGCCGACTACCGAAGAAAGACCGAAGAATTGTCTGTTCAAAGACAACAATTCCAGTCTGAAGCGGAAAAACAAAGGCAAGACTATTCCGGTAAGTTGAATGAACTCAACCAACTGATGTCTTTAGCTCAAAGTCAATTAAATTCTGAAATTGCTTCGGCAGATTTAGAAAGATTGTACGATGAAGATCCAACAGAAGCTGCTAGAATTGAGCATAAGCTAAAACGCAAACAAGAAAAACTTGCTGAAGCTGTGAACAAGACTAGAAGTGAGCAACAAAAGCAATTGCAAGAAGTAATTCAACTTCAACAGAAACAATTGGCACAAAAAATGCCAGAATTTTCTGATCCTGAAAAAGGTACGCAATTAAAATCAAAGATGAGAACTTATTTGAACTCTCATGGTTTTCAAGACCAAGAGATTTCTCAAATATATGACCATCGGATTGTAATGTTGGTGAATGATGCCATGAAGTATAGAAATATGCAAAAGTTAAAACCTAACCTTGCAAGTAAAATTGCAAAACCAGGTAAAGTTTTAACAAGTGGTATGAAAAAAGACAAAAGCGACATTGCGTTTGGGCAACGGAAGGAAAAGTTAAATCGTTTAAAAAAATCAGGTCATATCAAAGATGCGACTAATGTTTTTTTAGACATATTAAACAATAAAACCCAAAAATAGGAGAACACTACTATGACACAGGTAACTGGAACATATAGTACTTACGATGCGGTTGGAGAAAGAGAAGATCTTTCTGATGTTATTTATAACATTTCACCAACTGATACTCCGTTCATGTCAGCTATTGCTAAAACTAAAGCAACTGCTGTTAATCATGAATGGCAACTAGATACACTAGCAGCTGCTAGTGCGGCTAATGCTGCTGTAGAAGGCGATGAAGTTGCTTTTTCTGCACCAGCATCTACAACTAGAAAAGGAAACTACACACAGATCGCAACTAAATCTGTATTAGTTTCTGGAACACTAGATGCAGTTAATAAAGCAGGAAGAAATTCCGAACTTGCTTACCAAATCTCTAAAAGATCAAAAGAACTTAAAAGAGATATGGAAGCATCTTTAACTGCGAACAATGCTCCTGTAGCTGGAGATGATACTACAGCTAGAGAACTTGCAGGTCTAGGTTCATGGTTAAAAACTAACCAAGATGCAGCTTCTGATGGAGCAGCTCCAACAACTTCTGGTGTTAATGCTAGAACTGATGGAACTCAAAGAGCTTTCACAGAAGATCAATTGAAGAATGTTATCAAGTCCGTTTGGGATAATGGTGGCGATCCTTCAATGATTATGCTTGGTTCTTTCAACAAACAAAAACTATCTGGTTTCACAGGTGGATCTACAAGATTTGACCCAGCTGAAAACAAAAGATTAGTTGCTGCTGTTGATGTGTATGAATCTGACTTTGGTGCTATGCAAGTAACACCTAACAGATTCTCAAGATCAAGAGATGCGTTTGTAATCACTCCAGATTTATTTGCTGTAGGTTTCTTAAGAGATTTCTCTTTAGAAGATTTAGCAAAAACTGGTGATGCTATGAAGCAATTCTTAGTTTGTGAATACACACTAGAGTCAAGAAATGAAGCTGGATCTGGTATTATTGCCGATCTAACTACTTCGTAATCTTTGATTACTTTAGAAGGGGGAGCAATCCCCCTTCTTACAATTTAAACTAATAATTTGTTTGGTCTTTGAAGTCATTGACGGAACGAAGCAAACGGAGAAAATAAAATGAGAACATTAAACGACTATTTCTTAACAGTTAAATTAGATGATGTATCTACTGCAGGTTCTGCTTATGT